AAAGAAGCTTTTGTCTGTATATGCCATATTATGCCTCCTTGTCCTCCAAATCGTGTTTATACTGGATATGGCTGACGCCAAGCAATGCGCCGAGCAGGGCATCCAGCAAAGTGATGGTCTGTGCGATTTGTCCTCCGACTTCTTCAAAGCCGTAAACCTTCGACAACCCCAACACGAATGTAGATAAGGCCGGGAGCGCTATGATAGCCACCCACTTCAACCGATCAAACCACTCATTTGACATTTTCAGTTTCATAATCAATACCTCCTTTTTTATTATTTTGATTTTTATCCATGAGCATAGCAAGTCCTATAATCACGCCTATTGCTAAAAACATAAGAAATAAGATCATAAGACAAAACATAAAAATCATTTCCATGCACCCTTATAACTGTCAACATCAGATTTCAGATCAGCAACCGTGGCTTCAAGACGAAAAGTACGCTCCACAACTTGATTGTGCTTTTCAACTCGATTACTCAACGTGCGTATCTGTTCATCAATTACCGCAACCTTCTGTTGCAGGTTGGCGCCCATTTCTGTCAAATCGTCCCGGATTTCACGCAAATCATTGTCTCGAATATCCTTGATTTCAGCACGATTTTTTTCGTGATATGCAAGCAGTTCTGCTTTTAAGTCGTCTCTTTGCTTGTTACGGTCTTTTTTCATTGAAAAATGCCAAGTCCCCATTGACGTGATAAGCGTTACAATTCCTGCAATGATTGCGCACCAAATTTCGGTAGCCATTTCTATACTCTCCTTTTACATTGTTCTCCCATATTTTCTTCGAGTAACGGCAAGCCAAGTGCTGATACAACGATAGTTTTTGCGCTTATAAAGTGCTAACTATGTTATCTTGACTTGCCGATATGGTTTACACCTGTTCTGTCGGATGCGTGATAACGTCACGCCATTTCCCCTCAAGAACGTCAAGGTTCTCGTCAAGAATAGCGATAACGCCGTACTTCATGGATGTATCACCGACAAGAGCCTTGTGCAAGTCATCGTATGCCATAACTGCGGCATCCCTTGAACTGTGTTCACTTCTTAAAACGTAGTTTGTGTCTGTGCATGTTACAAGTGCTAATTTCATGGTTTATTCTCCTTTCTTATTTGAATGCTTCATACTCAATATGAGTATAAACGCCTTTATCATCTGACCTTACCTTTACTTTCCCTGCATCATCAATCTGTAACATGGAGTTATTTGTTTCAGAATAGCCAAGACCTCTTTGATATATGGTATCTATAGGTCTGTAACCTTGCGGAAGTGTAAATAAAAGTGATTTTGATGATATTGCAGTTCCATCGGTTTTATTTATAGCAATCTGAATTATTACTTTAGAACCTTTTTTCATATACCAAGTGCTATTTGTAGCCGAAAGGGAAAATCCTGTTTCTAATGTCGGGAATATTCTCTCATTTAGGTTTACCGAAAAAAGGGATGCGTTGTTTACATCAAAATTATCACTCACTTTCCCAGCCGTGTAGTTCGTATTCAGCGTAAAATTCTCATTTATGGCTATGGCTGTCTTTGCAGTACAGAAAGCACCGTCACGAATGAAGTGTTCACCTATACCATATGCCTGTGATGCCGTTGCACCGTTTTCTACAGGGGCAATCACGCTGTTCTCGCATTTGTCTGTGGTTAACTGTCTGTTGGTTTTGGCATACGGCTCATATGTGTTATCAGGATCAGATGCTAGCCTTATCATCACCTTTACTTTTGCGTTTGTTTCGGTTGTGGTAGATGCCCAATGCAAATCAATTATGAAAACAGAAGTAAAGGACGATGGTGTTGTAAATGACATCTCGTACTTTCCTGTCGATTTATAGCCAAAATCTGCCAAATAAGAACCGTTCAAAGATATCTCAAATCCTATATCCGTTGCATTTTCAAGTTCTAAACTTGCTATATATTGAGTATTAGGTTCAAGAAAACAGTCACCTCTATACACCCCGAAATACGAATGTGATGAGCCTGTGGTTTTATTAACCGTAATAACACCATCTTCCCCATAAGTAGCCGTCATATTACCCGCAGTATGTCCACTCGGTCTATAGTACGGACACGGTATCAAATTCTTCGCCCCTAGCACGTTTGCTTCGGTGCGGTTGTACTTACTATCCTCTACCGATGCATGATAAGGCTCGTAGGTATCATTCTTGATCGATTCCTTTCGGAGCATGGACTTAAACAGTACGCTTCCAGAAATGGTTGTTCCATACGTCACAACGATTTTCGCAGGCTTGTCAGTCTGCCCCGTGGTCGGGAGTACATAATCATTGGTTGTTACATAAACTGTACCGCCACCATCATATGCCATCAACAGATGATAGCCCAGTTCCGATGCACCAGATGGTATGCCGTTGACCTTGTATCGTCCTGAAGGGATGGTATACTTACACAAGATTAGTTCCGAATCCGAGCCGGATGTATTGCTTCCACTCACAGACACGGACATATCGCTATTTACAGTATACGTGATGCCCCGATACGTGTAAGCATTCCCACTCCACGCCCCTGCAGTGTTCAGTTTCTTCATTCCTTCAAGCGTTACCGGGAATAGATTCTTACATATCCATCCGACAGTCTCTTTGAACTTGGTAACAAATTCATTCTGCAGGTCCGTTTGGTCTTCGATATCGCCTGTGATATTGCCCCAAGCAGGAGAATTTAAATCTTCACCGTTAACAAATTTTTCCTGATCGGCATCGTACTTTATGACATCGCCATCTTGTGGGTCTGTAATCACAACATCCGCAAGGTCACCCAGTACGGCAGGAAGTTCAATAGTTCGTTGCGTTTCAAGTTCTGCTCCGAGCGATTCGTTCGCAGTTAACGTTCCATTTATCTGATCAGCCATTGTACAATTCCTCCGTTATGAAAATAGGCGTTGCCGTGATGAACGTGTCATGGAAATCCCTCGCGCTGTTATTGAGCGATATCTCATAGAAATACTTCCCGAAGTCAAGCGGCCGCGTCGTCTGCTCGCTGAATACCAGCTCCATGGTGTCTGTCGGGATTTCAATCTGTGCCAGATACTCCAATAATTGTGGGTCTTTCTTTATGACAAAAATAATCTCATCTCCCGACATAGGCTCGTATTCTGTGCCATCGGGATTTGTGAGATTGAGCGTGAAAGTCGGCGTATCGCCTCGGGTCATTGTTATTACGTTATTCGTATCTATCTTCCACATGATGCGCCTCCTTTAAATTGCAATTGCGGCATATCCTACAGTTACGCTTGTCGAACTAGGATTGTAAATTACGTTAGGTGTGCGTATATAACACTTTCCAGTTTTAGGTATATCAATAGTAGTTCCAGAAAGAATGTATGCAGAAGGACTGGCATCAGAAAATTGTTTTTTAAAATAAATCGTGGGAGAAAAATAAAATTCACTTGTAGTGGTGTGCTTATTTTTTCGTAAATTGCTCAATCTCTCTCTTAGAGTGTTCGAATCGGATTGACTTAAATAAATACTTACCGATGCTCTGGTGGTAATGCCAGGTGAAATAATAAGATCTTGGTCCAACTCAAGTAGTTGATTTATACCTTCATAATCATCACTTACATAAGGCTTGCCTAATTGCAGATATCCGTTACTGTCAATATAAACCCTTTTATATTCAGGAGTTCCATCTGCGTTTACTTGCGCCTGTGAATATACTCTCGCGCCACCTTTCTCGATATCCGTCGCATCTTTTACAGACAGATTCCCGCTAGCGTCAATCTGCAATCCCTTGTAAATCTTAACTCCTCCGAGCGTTTCATCCGTTGCAACAGGCATCTGATAATTATCCATGTAATCAACCATGTTTGTTTTGACCGAGAACAACGTGTCAACGCTTTCGATGTTCAGCCCGTTAAGATTGACCCTATACAACTTCATCTCGTTCACAAGGTCTGTACCATCCGTGATATTTCCCGTGGTAACGCTCGGATCTGACGGCGTACCGGATGACGGAGTTCCTTTTTTGACTGCAAGCGTCGCAGTCTCCACGCCTGTGCCCGAATTCTTCTCGTACCTCAACACAATGAGGTCTTTTCTTTTCTGCCCCGATGTGCCGTTATCGATACTCACGCTCTCCGATGTGCCTATCGGGAGTTTGATATACCTTCCCTGCATCATCGCCTCGCCATTGGCAATCGTGATGGAGTTATTCGTCACAACCGTAGCCGCAAATTTGCTTCCACGGTTTAAGACAAACTCGCCATCACCGAACGTACCCATGTTATACGCGCCTTGGTCGGCACTCGTTATGTGCTCTGTACCTGCATACCCTGTTATCAAATGCAATGCCATCTCTTCACTCTCCTACTTTGTAATTGATTAAGAACTGATTTTTGTCTATCTTTACGATCTTTTTCAATACCCTGCTTGATACCGTCAACCCCGTAATAGGATCATCAGCCGTCACGATATCCCCGATGTCAAACTCGTACTCGTCATCCAAACTGACCTCAATCATGTCGGAACTGTTCAGCTCCTCCAGCTTTTTTGTTCCCTCTTTTTGAAGCTCTGCAGAAGATTCAGCGTTCGGATAATCAAACACGCTCGCAACCTCATCCAACCCCGTGAAAGTCGTTGACGTGCTGATAACTCCATTTGCATCACAATACAAGTCCACAACCGTCCTTTGTGACAGCTCGCCCTGTCCGAGACATATCAAATGGTTCACAGGATTGTATGTCTTTTGTATATGCAATGCTATATGGTCACTCGACAGATCGTCATTGCCATAATCGACAATTGCGATTGCTGACAGCTGAACATATCCCCCGGACCATTCGATGTGTAGTTTTGCACCAACACTCCGTAACATGTCCACTATGCCGTCATATGCGCTCACATAGCGCTTGAATTGATATGAGGTTATAGTGATCCCACTTGATGCAGATGAGCCTTCAAACAGACCACCCAACGATAAACGCGATACAAGCGACCGCAATATCGTGTTCGCCTCTCCCGATACCGTGTAATAATTCGAGCCGCTGTTCGGCTGAATTATCTTTGTGTTCAGAATGCCGTGCCACGTCCTTCCCTTGTAGTTGATGGTCTTTTCTGCCGAATAAGCCTCAACGGCATCGATTATCCCGCCGTACTCCGTGCCCTCGATATAGACAAGATCATCCTCTTCGCACACGTTATTATCAAAACTGACCGACAGCTGAAAATTGTTTTCGTCCTGCCCAAACGCAAGGTCAAAGGAATAATCTTTAAGAACTCCGATATCAATTTTGTTTTTGTTTGTGTATATCAGGTCCATTTCGGCTCGCTTCGCTCCTCAAACAGCGTGACATCAAATATAAACTCCCCCGACCACAACACATTTGATGTGCCGCTGGGTATCTTTTGGAATATATAATTTGCCCGGTTCCTTTTACTGAACCAATTAACCTGTGTACCATTTTCCTCAACTAACGTGATGGTTTTTTCCCTGCTGTCAATGACAAGATACTCCCCGTCATCCACATGGCCTATCACTTGATAAGCATGGCCGCCGATCGTGATCGCGGGATCAGTAACTTCTCCGTAAATGGTCAACTTAAAATCACTATCCGAAAAGCCATTCTGTATTTCTGTTGATGCTGACGGAGATGCAAAGTCATACGGAAAATCAAACGGGAAGTCGAGATTTTGCCCGCTGCCCCCGCTACCGGGATCAAATTTCTGTGTCGTTTCCTTTACCCATGACGGCTGGTCTGTAATGACCGTCAGTTCTGCAGAGAATATCCCGTTCTGAAGGTCATAGCTTTCTTTTGTATTCCGCGACAGATAACAATTCAGATAATAATCGCCCACAATTAGCTTGCCCGGTTCCTTTGACAATATATCCTTGTCCGCCTTTTCCATCAGGTCATTCATCAACTGATATCCTGCATTGCGGCTGTCACACTTCACACGGATCGGCAGAGCCTTTTCTACTATCGTCCGGGTAAAGAATGATATTTTGTCGTTTCTTGAAATATAATCCCAACCATACGAGTGCAGATCATTGTTGTTCAGATATAAGCCACCCTCTCCGAACTGTATCTCCTCGTTTATATGATTTCTGAAAATGATCTTCTCTAACATCAGATAACCTCACGAACTAACCGCCCGAACTCGCGGTCGTTCACACTTATTGATACTTTGCTCATATCCTGTGCTGTTGCAAACTGCGGCATATACTTGACCATGATATCGAGTATGGCATTCAGCTTTTCGCTCAAGTTGTCATTGCTACCAAGAGGCGTTACCTTTGCCCCCTGCGGAAGTTCCACAAGCTCTGCACCTGCTTCTCCGACAACCGCCGATCCTGATGCCGTGATAGTTCCACCTTCTGCAAGTAAAGGTATATGAGGCATTGACAGCGTAGTTCCACCGCCGAGCCAATCAGGGACCCAATCAGGAATATGAATGCTCCCGATCTCGTCAAACAGTCCATTGAACAGATTGATGACCGCATTCAGCGGAGCCTTTGCAAGTCCTGTCAGACCTTCCCATATGCCCTCAAACAATTTCAATATGCCGTTCCAAGCCTTCTCCCAATCCCCGGAGAAAACACCCGTGATAAAATCTATCAAGCCGCCGAGCATCTTTTCAACGGCCTCAATGACAGGCTCAAATGCTTTGAATGTCGCCGTGAAGTATATCTCGACCGCTTTTCCTACTACTTCGATCGCTTTCGTAAGTGGCGGGAGTATAACATCAAGCAATGATGTCAATATCTTAATAACAGGCTCCAAAAGTGGCATCAATGCCTCGATAAGTTTTGACAACGGAGGCAAAATTGCCTTGATTATGCTCCCGAGCGCATTTATTATCGGCGTCAGCAAAGGCATAAGCGCCTGCAGGATATCGACCACAATAGGCGTTAATGCCGCTAAAACGTCAGATATTATCGGTATTAAAGTTGACAACAGATTTGATATGACCGGAAGGAGTTGTTTTACCAAGTCCATTAGTGGCGGCAACAGTTTTTCCATTAAGTCTTTTATGACAGGCGTGATCTGTTGTATCATTTCACGCACGTCAGGCAAAAACTCGATCGCCTGTTTTATAAGGTCATTAAATATCGGGAACAGTTCAGCGCCGATAGAAGTGCCGAGCATTGACACTCCCGACTTCAGGTCGTTCATCAGGTCCCCAAACTCAACGCCGTTCGCTATAGCTTCATCAGACATAACAAGGCCCAGCTCGTGCGACCTGTCCTTCAGGTCTTTTATGGCGTCTGCGCCTTGATTGAGCATAGGAGCCATGTCAAGTCCGGCCTTACCAAACAGCTGACTTTGAAGCCTTGCGCGTTCCGTTGACTCGCCCATGTTCGCAAGCGCCATGATCGCCTCGTTCATGACTTCCTCCTGCGACCGAAGTGATCCGTCAGAGTTCGTGACCTCTATGCCGAGTGTCTTAAACGCCTCTGCCGCCGCATCGTTACCCTCTGCCGCTTTTTCCATCTGCCCGGTCAGTTTGTTCATGCCGCTTTGGAGCTTGTCAACGTCCATGTCGTTCTGCTCCATGACGTATGACCATTCCTGATAAGACTCGGCTGATATACCTATCTTCTGCGACATTTTATCGATGCTGTCAGCCGTCTCGCTTGCTTTGTTTGCCGCGCCCATAGCCGCGCCAGCGACTGCGGTTCCTGCTCCGACAATAGCCGCGCCCCACTTTGCCGCCGTGCCGATGCCTTTTGAAAGCACACCGCCAACACCTTCTGCCTTTTCTTCAGTTTTATGCAGGGATTCCTCGGCCTTGTCTGTATTGACAAACACCTCGCCGAATAATGAAAAAATGCTCTGTGCCATTTATCCACCTATTATTGATTTGACAGCCTTTAATATCTCTTCTTCCGTCCTGTCATCGTCAATCTGTTTTTGTGTCGTTTGTGTCTTGCTTTTGAAGTCCTCAAACGTCATTGTTGTCTGATATGAAACAACCCAACGCATGAACAGTTTTTCTTCAACATTCATGCGCTGGGCCGTGCTCATTATCTCGATGCCCTCTTCAAACGGCATATCAAGTATGTCAGAGGCTCCCGCCCCGTATCTTGAATAAAGCAGATCGATATGTTCTAAACTAACCGACCTGCCGCCTTGAAAAAAGCCCGTAAATTGTTTTGCTCGTTTATCTGTTTGAACAGTTCGATTGTCTCTTCAAACGGCATATCCGCAATCTGTTGCGGCTCAATTTCCGCTATGCCCCCGAACAGGTCATATATCATGTCCTCGACTTCAGGATCGCCAACCGATTCAAACAATACGAGCATTATCTTGATGCCAGCCTTCTCGGAAATCTTTTTTCCCTTTGCGCCTTCCATCTCTTCAACTGCTTTTGCAATGTTGTCCTCAACATTGCTCTTTCTCATAATGCGTGCTAACTTGCACACATCCCTCGTTGATATTTTTCTCATGTCATCCCTCGCTTTACATGATTTACGTTGTTGATGTTGTGGTCACTATCGGAGAAGTCGTTGTCGGGTAATAAATCCTGAACGGAGGATTGTTCAGATCTTCCTGTTCATAATGACCGTAGAACGTCATCTCGATAACAGCCTCGTTCTTATCCGTTGTGGTCAGCTTCAGGCCGTCTGTGTTCAGCGCGTTTGTGACCTCGATGATAACAGGATCATCAGAGCCGGACAGAGTGCCAACCCACACGATGTTTTCAATGTAGTCCGTCAGCTCGATGTTGTTCCTTGCCTGTATCATGTCATAATCAGATACAGAAGTGTTTGTACTGATAACCGATGCGCAAAGTGCCGCCTGAAGTGTGCTCTCCTTGATCTCAAGGACCTTTGCTTTGAGATATACATCCCATGAATTGATGACCTCAAGGCCCTTTGCACGTCCTGCAACACCGTCAACCTCGATCTGCCTTATGTCGGGGACTGCAGAGAACTCTCCGCCGCCCTTTGTCGCTCCGAGAAGTTTCCCGGCCGCAACAGCAGAATCAAAAGTGTCTGTGCCCACTTCAAAATTTTTGAAGAACGCACCCGCATCCAGCACAAGGCTTTTGGTTGTATCTGTGGTAAATCCACTGTACTTCTTCATTTGCTATGCCTCGCTTTCGTTTTCATATATTGTTGTTGAAAAATCTACTTTCACTCGCTTGATGGTCTCGTCTGTGTCGAGTATGTCATCACGGTTTGCTTTGAAGAAACGCGCCATCGAGCCGTCTGCAAGTCTTATCTTGCAATAGTCAAGCACCTTCTCAATGGCATCGGCTTTTGCTTCAGCGCGGGAATTATACTTGTTTTTATCCCACACGTTGATCTCGATTATCCAATTTGAAATATTATCCTCTATCGTCAAACGTCTGCCCGATATGACCGCATATGGATATGTCGCGCTTTCAGGCGCTTCATCTGGGTATGTCGATATGGTATTTTTTAACGCTTCAACAATAGCCTTTTCTATGTTATGTATCATCTTCGCCGCCGCCCTCGTAATCACTATCCGATATCAGACTGTCGGGATTGTCTTTTTCAAGAGCCGATAAGTATTGACTCTCGATTTTTACGATCATATCGACATTATCCTCCACCGAGCTTGTTAAAATCCCGTATTTAGGCTGTGAGGATGTGCCAAACTCCTGAAAACCGCCATAAAAGCCGTTCGGTTTTACACCGACCTGCAGCTTTGGGTATTTATCATACTTGTGCATAACCCAATATTGCGTAAACTTTCCCACTCTCCCGGAGTGCCTTTGGAATGTGGCATAAAACTCTTTTCGGAATGTCTTGCAGACAAACTTGCCCACATCCCGGAGCGCTGCCCTGCAAAGCTCTTTGAGCGTGTAATCATAATAATCAACACTCGACACGAACTTCACGCCGTCCTTATCCATTTTTACAACCGATTTAGGTACGCTCATTTCTCACACCGCCATATAACGTGATCTCTAATTCATTAGAACCAAGAACTCTGTATGTCCGAAGCACCTGATAACGTGTCTTGCCTCTATAATCGACCACAATGATCTCATCCTCGTCAGAGTAGTCATAGTAATCAGCAATAACAACCTTCAGTTCCGGCTTTGCCCCGACAGTCTGCGCGTCATAAAACTCTTTTTGTCCGATGCTCATGATATTACAGAACACCTGCGTCTGCGTTTCCACAATCTTCGGATCGCCGTACTCGTCAACACCGTCAACTGTTTTTTTTATCAGATAAGCTATGTCGTTATACATTGTCCCCGTCCTTGTATTCGTGGGTTTTGCGAAGTTCATCCCTCCACTGGTCCCACTGTGCCTGATAACCTGCCGCCATCTTGTCGTTTGACGATTCAACCCACATGCAATATGCCATGATCGCCTTGTCAATCAAAGGATCAGCTGAAGCCTCAACAGCGGTCGAGCTGATGCCAACCCTTTTGAGTTCGGCCTTTGCCGCGTTTATATCGTTTGTCAGCTGGTCATCGATACTTGTATGTGTTATTCTCAACCTTTTTCTGA